TGTTAGCGAAGAGGGGTTGGTCAACAACACCGAGACAGACGTCGAAGATACATTTGCATGGGGTGGCGACAATGTTTTGTCGGGTCAAACCACTTATGCGGAAATGTTCACGTTCAATCTCATCGAAACAAACGTTGAGACTGCGAAGTTGTACTATGGTGAGGATAACGTTACTGTAGATGGCGACAACATTACGATCAAAGCGAACGGCACGCCGCTCCCTGAAATCGTATTCGTTGCTGAACTTGTTATGACCGGCGGACGCGTTAAGCGTATCGTTGTCGAACGAGGTCAGATCGTCGACCGCAGTGGCGAGATTACCTATGTGGACGGCGAGCCTATCGCGTATCCAATCACGCTTAAGGCATACCCTGACAGCGATGGTAATACCCACACCGAGTACATTGCTCTAGTAGCATCCTAAGCGACGCAATACTTCGGCAGAGACACCCAGACTATTCTGGGTGTTTTTGTTTATGCTATAATTTGAACTACGATACTAAATAGAATTGGAGTGAGTTATGGCTGATGCCACAGATCAAAAAAATGATGGGCTAAAAGAGGTTGAAGCGTTCGGTTTCAAGTTCACTATTAACCCAGACCTACTAGACGACGTTGAGGCGTTTGAACTTATTGACCGCATCGAAAACAAGGGGCAGTCTGCCGGTATTGTTGAGCTGGTCAAATACATGATCGGTGAAAAAGGCTTGAACGATATGAAAGCACATTTTCGTGATGAAGATGCCAAGCTACACGCTGAGCAACTAAAGGCTGATGGCAAACCAGCCGACCCAGACTACAAAGGTCGCTTCCGTGTCAGTAAACTTCTAAAAGTCTATGAAGTCATTGTTGCGAACTACGACCCAAAAGAATAGCTCTACACAAAATACGCCGTGATTATTTTGACCAGTTAGAGGCGGACTTTCAGCAATACTACAACCTAGACATTTCGCAGGTGCTACACGGCAGAGCAGCGAGGTTGCTATTTCAGTTACCACGCGAATGCCGTGTTTTCTGTGCGCTTGAGCCGTCAAACCAATGGGGCTGGTCCGAAGTCTTGCAAAACAAAATGGCATTCTTGCTTGAGGTGCTGGTATGGCAGAACAGCAAGGATGCCCAGCGCAAGTCGCCACAGCATAAACCTAAGCTATTTGTACCTGCATTCATGAAGACTGCTACCCAGAAGAGCGCCATTGCCAAAGATAGCATTGCAGCTGATACCGATACCATTAAAGAGCTACTGGCAAGACCCCGAAAATAGACAAAGACCACTCCCCTACTGGCTTTTTTGGGCAAAAAGTGGCATTGTAGGCAATACAACGCTTAACGGGGGTGGCGACCACTCCCCTACCCTATCATAATAAAATTTACAGCCTGTCAAACACCTTGACGGCTTTTTTCATGCGACACCCAAGGCAGGGTGGGGGAGTGCCTAATAGTAATCACCCATACGCATGAGCTATACTAAGTGCATGGGCAAATTCATAACGTTTCAACTCGACCCACAAGGTGGCGAAGATATACTGACAGATTTGGCGGCAAAGACCATCCAAACGTCGGCAGAGGCAATCAAAGCCAGAGCGTCAGCAATGGCTGGTAGCATGTCAAGCAACCCACCAGACATCAATCTAAGTACCCGAGTTGGTACTATTCGTCGTGGTCGTCGAGCCATCGCTACACTTACGGTTGACCCACACGGCGATGCTCACTCAAACTACATTGGGCGTATGGCTTTAGTCAAGGCAAAGGATGCTGGGCGCGTGTAACAGCTTATGGTATAATTTGCAATATACAACCACGCTTACGGAGCGGCAAACCCGGCTTAATAAAACCCGAGAGATACCCAACAAATGGCAAACGACATTGGAACAGCATATGTACACATAGCACCGAACATGACCGGCATACAATCTAAGATTGCAGCTGGTTTTAACGGGCTAGGTGGGCAGTTCGCTGGACAATTCAGTAATGAGTTCAGTGCCAAAGCCGCAGTACTGGCTGGCGCAATAGCTGGTGTCGCTCAGGCAGCCATGCAAAAGGCAATGTCGGCAATCAGCAACTCGCTGGGTGATGCAGTCAGTCGCGTAGATACTCTGGCTCGCTTCCCGACTGTCATGCAAAACCTTGGGTATTCAGCCGATGAAGCCAAACAGCAAGTACAGAGGATGGCGACAGCTGTTATCGGCTTGCCTACGGCGCTCGATCAAATAACTGGACTTGCCACCCGTCTCGCACCTGTATCGGGCAGTCTAACCAAAGCAACCGACGTAGCATTGGCATTCAACAACGCCGTTCTAGCTGGTGGTGGTCCAACTTACCGTCAAGCTGACGCTATTGAGCAATTCAGCCAGATGCTATCTAAGGGCGTGCCAGACATGATGGCTTGGCGCACACTGCAAGAAGCAATGCCAGCTACACTGTCGCAAACAGCCAAGGCTCTGGGCATCACAAGTGGTAACACGCTAGAGCTGTACAACAAATTGCAGGATGGAACTATCACATTTCAGCAATTCACTGACTCAATCGTAAATCTCAACAAAGAGGGTCTGCCGGGCTTCAAGTCATTTGCCGATCAAGCCAAAGACTCGACTAGCGGTATCCAAACGGGTATGCAGAATGCCCAGACAGCGATTACTCGTGGCATAGCCAGTATTATTGATGCAGTTGGTCAGAAAAACTTATCAGAGGGCATAGCAAGCATCGGCAAGGCTTTCGAGTCAGCACTAAAGATGATTGCCGTAGCAGTACCGCCAACATTGCAGGTACTAAAAGACGTGTTTGGCTTTATCGCCGACAACAAAGACATCATTATGCCAATAGTGGTAGGTATCACCGCTATGGTGGCAGCATTCAAGATTTGGCAGGCAGTCACAACCGCAATGACCATTGCACAAGGGCTATTCAATATCGTACTAGCGGCAAACCCAATCGGGCTGATAACCATAGCCGTTGTTGGGCTGGTCGCAGCGCTAACATACTTCTTTACTCAGACAGAACTGGGCAAGCAGATAATGCAAACATTTGGCGACGTTATATCAGCCGTGTGGGAAGACATCAAAACAGGGCTTGCGGCTGTTGGCAAGTTTTTCAGCGATACTTGGACGAACATACAAAACGCCATAGGCGCTGTTATTGACTGGGTAAAGGCTAACTGGCCGCTATTGCTTGCAATAATCACTGGTCCCATTGGCATCGCAGTGGGCTTGATAGTCAAGAACTGGGACACCATCAAACAGGCATTTCAAAACGCCTGGAACTTCGTCACGGGTCTATGGGGCAAAGCTGGCGAATTCTTTAGTGGCATCTTCAACAACATCAAAAACGCATTCGGCAAGATTGGCGAAATCGGCAAGAACATTGTTGAGGGTATTTGGAATGGTATGTCTGGCGCAGGCAACTGGCTCAAAGACAAGATATTCGCACTCATTAAGCAGGTAATACCGGGTCCAATTCGTGATGCTCTGGGTATCCATTCACCATCAAAGGTCGCATCTGACTTGGCAGAGGAAGTGCCAGCTGGTGTAGCGCAAGGTATCTATAAAAAGGCTGGTATGGTAGTCAGCGCAGTCAACAGCATGACAGCTGGCGCTGTGAGCGCTCTAGCAAGCTCAAATATGGCAGGTGACATTGCTACCAACCTAACGCCAAGCGCAAGCGTCAACGCAGCAGGCTTGGGCGTAGGCGGTGGTGTTGCTGGTCCGCAGATTGTTCAGAACAATAGTATTTACAACCAAGTTGATTTAGACTCAGTAACAAGAGACTTAGCATGGCAGGTAAGGCGATAAGATGAATATACTATTACCAAACGACATAACCCTCAGCGCCGATCCCAACGGTGGCAACTTCATTATCAAAGAAGTAAGCGGACTCGGTCCAGCCGATATTCGTACCTCGAGCTTCTTATTCAGCGGTCGGTCTGGCGGATTAGTAACCGACCAGCAGTTCGGCTTCCGTATGGTGAGTATTGAGGGTAAAATCGGGCAAATAGGCGGCTCTCGAGCGCAACATGCGCTAGACCGTCAAACGCTACTCGCTGCACTACCTCTTGGCACAACAATACCGGTGTATATAACCAACTTTGCCGGTGAGCAATTCCGTATTGACGCAAACGTTACCGATGCAAAGGTCGAGTACAGCCAGGGCGGCTATATGAGCGACTTCTTGATACAGCTGACAGCTGGCGACCCATTCTTTTATTCAACCGATGGCGGTGACGAACAAAGCGCATTGGTCACCCGTGTTACCCAAGGTGGCTATGTTACGCCATACATTTTGCCAGTCAGCTGGGATAGCGGTAGTTCACCAACTGTAGTGACCAATAATGGCGAAGCTGTATACTACCCACGAATTGAGCTACACGATCAAGCCGATAACCCAGTAATAATCAACCAGACAACCGGCGAGCGCTTTGAGCTTGATATTAACCTAGTAACCAGTGACTTGGTAGTTATTGATATGTTCAAGCGCACAGTGACTCTAAACGGCTCGAATATCATTGGCAGTAAGACTGACGACAGCACTTGGTGGGGCTTGCAGGTTGGTCCGAATAGCATAGTGCTAGACAGCGCCAGTGGTAGCGACACCGTGACGGCTGAAATATTCTGGCGCAACGGAGTGAGGGGTATTTAATGACCCCAACACTTAAATACGAATTTGAGCTTTGGATAAACGGCGTACAGGTCGGCGACATCACTAAGCTGATGCAGAACAGGCGCTTTTCATTCACACGCAACGGCAGTGAAGAACTGAGCTTTTTAATGAGCCTGACGGCTTTTGAGCAGTACTGTGATGATTTGGGCGCAGTGCCACAGGCAGTACTTGAAGCCTATGTGACCGACATTCGAGTGAAGCGCAACGGTAACTATCTATTTGGCGTGCATGTCGTTGATATGCAATACAACTTGAACCAAGGCGAGATTAACGTTGAGGTCAAAGCTACGGGCTTCTTAGACCTATTGGCTGATCGATATGTAACTAAAGACTACACGGCTACTGAGCGCGTTGCTATAGCCCTAGATTTGATTGCAACTACGCAGGCTGGTGATACAACGAACGATTTTGGCATTGACCCAGGCACACAGCAGTACAGCACTGGCTTACTCAGTGATCGAAGCTACACCGACCAGAACGTGCGCGATGCTCTAGT